TAAACACTTGTCCCGATTGTTTATCAAGGCACAATGGCCCGGCTAAGTCGTGGGATGAATGGGAAGCAAAAGGGTTGCCACGAAAAGGATTTACAATATGTAAACAGAACTGTAAATGTATGTTAATCCCGGTAGACGAAATAAGCGAAGTTAATACTAAAGATGACAAACCTATTTTCAGAAAACCAAAGAGGTCGAAAGAATGAGTCATACAACTGTTTATAATGGCATTAGAGATATTTTAGAAGGCTTAAAGCTTGCGGAAGCAAAACAGGTATATGACTACGAGAACGCTTCTGAGAACGAGTTTGGGCGCACCTTTATTCTTAAAGCTTTGTCCGGGAACATAGATGATGATATGTCTAGGGAGATGATAAACAAGTTTCACGATTCGCAGATATGGCTGATACAGGTAGGGTTTAATCGCGAGGAGATGGCAGACGCAGGGAACAGAATATTAATGCACGCTAAAAAAGAAGCCATTCTAGCAAAGATTGATAATCCAGATAACTGGGAAAGCTTTGCAAGAATGTTAATATATACCGAGTGGGAAGTAGTGGAGTTTGAAAACTATGTTGTCTTGCAAATAGAACTTCAGATTTTAGATACCATTACCCACACATAACAATAGGAGGAAAACGAAATGGCTTGTCTAAAGACAAAAAGAACAGTTCTTCTTGCTGAACAAGAAGCGACATACGGCACAGACCCTACTCCAGTAAATACGGCTAATGCTATTGAAGCATACGATGTTACTTATACCATAAATGCTGACATGAAAGAACGCAATCCTGGTAATAGTGACTTGTCTATGTTTCCCGAAGCAAGGGGAAAAACTTCTGTGGAGATAAAGTTTTCCACTAAAGTTAGAGGTCAAGGAACAGCAGGTATGGAAGCAAGACTAGGGCCCTTACTTCAAGCTTGCGGGATGAGTAGTACAATCGTATCAAGTACAAGTGTTACAAACGCGCCTTTATCGGCGACATTTCTTAGTGCTGCTATCTGGGTTTATATTGACGGCGTTATATGTAAAGCTACCGGATGTGTTGGTGACCTTGAAATGGATTTGACCTCAGGCGAGTTTGGAATGTTCAACTTTACGTTTAAAGGTATTTACGAAATCCCGATTGATGGTGCTATCGTAGATCCTACGTTTGACACACCTGACCCTGAGATTGTAAAAGCTTGTACATTCACATTCGGCGGTTATGCTGCTATTATTGAGAAGCTTTCATTTAGACTTAATAATGTTATTGCTGAACGGCCTGACTTCAATCAAACAGAGGGTATTAAAGGTTATTGCATTACAGGTAGAAATCCAGAAGGTTCAATGACAGTTGAAGCCTTAATCAGAGCAGAATGCAACGCTGATTTTTATAGCTACTTTCATAATAGAACAGTTAAGGCGTTATCGTTTGTTCTTGGCGGTACGGCTGGAAACATTCTTACATGGACATCATCGTACTGTTATTTAAGGGCTCCTGTTTGGGGAGACAGGGAAGGTAGTAGAACATTTGAACTACCATTCCAGATGGCAAGAAGTACAGGCAACGACGAATTTTCTTTAGCCTGGACTTAAAATATCCAGAGTGGGAGGCAACTGGTCCGGGGAACTTTCCCAACATTTTTAATACTCTACATGGAGGTAAACATGGCAATTCAAGCTATTGACCTAACAGAGACACAAGATTTTATTTCTAAGTATGACACAGTTGAACCAAAAACTATTTGGAAGCTTGGTGCTTTAGATAGTCGTATTAAAAAGACAATCGAAGATGTTGCCTGGGAATATGAAGCTAATCCTAATACACCCGGCGACGCTAAAGCAAAAGCAAGTTTCAATATAGGCAAGACAGAGCTTGAATTTGTTCAATTCGGATTAAAAGGGTTTACAGGATTTCTTAATAATGGGAAACAAGTTTATCATCAGACAGAGCCAAAGAACATTAATGGTAAAGTGTACCATGTTTTAAAAGCTGATATACTCGGCATCATCCCAGGTGATGTTATTAAAGAGTTAGCTGATAAGATTAAAGACATAAACAATGTTAGTGAGGAAGAAAGAAAAAACTAATATTGGCTGTTTGGATACCGCACTTTGAGCATGACTGCTCTAAGATGACAGACGGCCAGAAACTTCTTTATGGATGTGAGCAGAAAACGACTTTTGTTTGGGATGTCGGGGAATATAAACTAAACAGATGTCCTAATTCTTCAATTACAGATGGACGTATTTTTAATTATATTACTGCTTACAATAGATATAGCAAAGGGTTTTTACCTAACGAGGGCGGGTGGATGGACCAGTCATATAAGTTCAATAGCGTATTAAATATCATTGAATATGAAATATCTAAGATTGAAAAACTACGGCACAAATCTAGGGAGAAGAACAGATGAGCAACAACGAACTAGAAATCCTCTTAACGCTTAGAGATAAAGCTACGGCAAAACTTAAAAAATTTAGATCTGTTACTAAAGGTGCAGCAGAAGCCATGAAGAAACATTGGTTGGCATTAGCTGCGTCAATTACTTTGGTTATTATAGCCATAAAGAAAGCTGTTACAGCAATTATTTCTATGGCGAAAGAGCTTGTCCGGGTTAATTCTCAAATGGAAGATTTCAGAACTAGAATCGGTGTCGTAGCCGGGAGTTTATTAGAAACAAACAAGATATTTAAAGATATGAAAGACCTTGCTGCTAGTGTTCCTCAGACGTTTGAACAAGTAATGGAAGCAGCTACAAATTTAACGGCTGTTGTTAAGGGTGGCTCTGAAGAGGTCAAACAGTTAATGCCTATTATACTTGACCTTTCTGCTGCGACTGGAATAGCTGTTACTGAAACAACAGGACAAATTATACGCATGTATTCTGCCGGAGCTGCTTCTGCTGATATGTTTAGAGAAAGAGGTGTTCTTGCAGCATTAGGTTTTCAAGCCGGTGTTTCATATACAAATGAAGAAACAATGAGAATCCTTACTGAGCAATGGGAAGATGGAACGTCAAGATATATAGGTGCGACTGATAAAATGGCTAAGACCTGGACAGGTATAACATCAATGATGCAAGACGCCTGGCGAGAGTTTAAAGAAGTCGTAGGGGCAAAGGCTTTTGAAGCTGTTAAGACTGATATGCGGATTATTGTTAGAATGTTCAATGAAGCTAAAGAAGAGGGCGACGAATACGATAGCGTTGTTGAAAAACTTAGTGAGACTTTTGAGAAGCTATACGAGAAGGCAAGGGAATTTGTTAGGGTAGCTATTGAAGGTGGTGGGCAGTTATTAGATACTTATAATGAAATCGACGTTGTTGTTAAAGGTCTTGTCTCAACTTGGATGATTGGTATTCAGCAGATTCTTTCTACTATGGAACTAATGAGCAAGTTTACTCTTGCCGGACAATTATTAGATAAAGAAGCTATCTTTGCTGCTAATGAAGAAATAAAAGAAAACATTTACCAGATGATTAATGATATAGCAGAGGCTAGAACACAAGCCGACATTGATTATTCTGACCAAGCAAAAGCAACCTTAGATGACCTTTTTACTAAGTATGTAGAAATTAAAGAAGGAATGCTTCTTATAGATCAGGAGATTGCATCAGCTTCGGCAGCAGTAGAAGCAACGGCGGTAGGTCAAAAGCTTTCATATTGGAAAGAGTATAATAAAGCAAGGGTAGCTATTGAAGATAAGACTAATAAAGACATGGGACAGTCAATAAAATCATCTACAAAGAAGATTGAAACTGCTTTTGCTCATACTTTTGCTGAGATTATTAAAGGGAACATGTCAGCTAAAGAAGCTTTTGCTGAACTTGGAAAACAGATGATAGATATTCTTATTGATTTTGTTGCGCAGCAGATTGTACAAATGACATTGTCAATGGCTCTCGGTCAAATTATGAGTCTATTTGTATCGGCAGAAGCAGCAGCGCTAGCAACAGCATGGGCTCCGGCAGCAGCTTTAGCTTCACTTGCGACATTAGGCGGGAATGCTACTCCTGCCGGTATTGGTTTAGCTACTACGACTTCTTTAGCAATGGGGTTAGCTCAAGTACCTACTGCCACAGCAGCAATGACTAGCGCTACAACCGGCTTGGCTGTTCCTGCCATGGCTGAAGGCGGGATAGTCACAAGACCAACTCTTGCTTTGATAGGGGAAGCCGGACCGGAAGCTGTAATCCCATTGTCAAGGGGTGGCGGTCAACAAGTTATTAATATTGAAATCAATAATCCCGTTGTTGATTCAAGTGATAGTATAGATTTATTAACCGAAGAAATTTCTAATAGACTTGCAATAGAGATGGAGAAAAGATAATGGCTAATGAAATAGATCTAGATTTTGGTACACTAAATCTTAATTCAACTAATAATGTTGCTGTTTCTAGCATTAGTTTAAAAGAAAACAAGTCTGTAAGAATACATAATATTCCAAAGTCAGATGGGTCGATTGCTGAGACAGCTAAAAGGAAATCTTTAACGATAACTGTTAAGGGTGATATAGGCGGTACGGACTACGACGACCTAAGAACGAATCTTGATACGTTAAAAGCTGGATTGTTTAATGGGAAGCAGAAGTTTACTACTGACGACGATAGATATATAACGGCGCAGTTAATGAACTTTACATATAATTATGCTTGGATAAGAACGCTTGCTACCTGGACGGCTACATTTGAAGCACACTATCCATTTTGGCTTGCTGAAACTGAGACAACTGACGACAGGGTTCCTACTAGCGGAGCCGGATATACAATAAACAATGCCGGGAATGCTCCTGCGCGGGTAAAGGTTGAGATAACAGCCGGGCCCTATGATGTTGCTGATACTTGCAAGCTTGAGAATACGACTAGGGAAGAATCTTTGCAGTATAGAGGAACAATCGTAGCGACAAAAACGCTTGAGATTGACAATAGATATGATACCGAAGATTTTCAAGTCTTGAATGATGGCACAGACGACTTTAAGAACTTTGAAGGCAACTTTTTAACTCTCGACCCTGGCGACAATACAATAGAGTTTACAGGTTCAGTAGCGACTTCAGTTAAACTATATTACAGGAATGCGTGGTATTAATGTCTCAGTCAGTCAAATATAACATTGAGTTGCGTGATAGTTCAGGGAATCTTAAAGATTATCTTACTCCGTTTGTTGATAAAGCAAGCTGGGAATGGAAACG